CAACTTCACCTAGTGCCATCCCTTATCCTTCCAATGCTGATATCCATTACAGGCGCACCCATCATAGCGATGAGCAAGATACTTAACGTGTGCATCTATCTGCTTATATGGATTAAGTGTGCCATACCATTTAGATCGCATCTGACCTAATCCGTAATGGCTACCATTTCTTGCTTTGTAGTTCCATCTACTCTCATGATGTATAAGCCAGTTATAGCATTCAAACTGTTTCCATTCCATTTGATTGTAGGCATATAACTTAATATTCATAACGTGGTAGCTGCGCTTTTCAGCAGCGTTTGTTTGTATTGTTTGCGCCGTCAGTAGTGCAATTGCTAAGCCAGCAATAAACATAGCTCTTGCGAATGCTGGCTTGCCGTGCAAGCTGCCTTTCAGGCTTGCTGGCATGCCTAGCATAATGCCTCTGTCAAATCTATTTGTTATTTGTGCGTAATCTTGGGCGTGTTGCATTCTTCGCAGTAATCTCTTTTTCCATATATCCATAGTCCACATCCTTTGCAACGATGTATTAGATAAGGTTCAGTAGCCACTTGCCTGCAATAAATATACTAAGTCAGCCAAGGTGAGAACAGCGACATATTGCTCAACGGATTTCTCACCCTGACCATTTAGGCGTAGAACACCCACGCCCATCCCTTTGTTTGCCTTGCGATCATGAAGTTGGCGCATTAGCCCGGATAAGTCCAGGTTAGTCCGAGCTTTGATTTCAATGTCCAGGCCATCAATTCCCGTGATGTCCGAGCCATCTCTACCAGCCCCAACAGGTAGCGCATGCTTCCAGCCTTGCCCTTGCAAGTATTCTGCTACAATGCGCTGAGTTGCATAGCCTCTATGCTTGCGACTTTGATTACTCACCTAGTTAGTCCTTACTTGGCATGTGTGGCATTTGCAAGGTTTTGCAGACCCAGCCGTAATTGGCTCGTTGCAATTGTCGCACACGTCAAGTGATTTATCTAGCACTAACATCTCATCACCCCACTAACAATTCTTCATCTTCAGGTCTAAATGACCACGTTCCATCCTTGCTTAGCATCATCCATATTGCCTTGCATTGTTCAGCTTTACGCTTCATTGGCAAGCTGCAAGTCCAACCTCTGTATGCTCCCTTAGCACCTGTGCCTTCTTTTAGCAAACGTGCGCCATGCTTACACATAGGTAGCGGATGAGCGCCAACCTTTTCTTTTAATAAATCAATAGCATTGTCAAATGCTGGGTCTACATCCTCAGGTGGCTCAATAGTTGTATCCCATACTATTTCAGCAGTTGGATTTGTTGTTTGTAGAAATTGTTTATGACTTTCTGTGCGTACACGTATTGGAGTGTCTGACTTAGCTTCATTAACCTTAGCCATTTCAAGGCTGCTTGCTCGCTTTCCTTTAGCACTAAGTCCGAGATTAGCCAGGCATCTTCCAATTGCGCTAGTTTCGCAATTCTCAAACCAAAAATCGCGATCCACACCCCTATCCTTGCGAGCACCGCGCGCATAACCAATAGCGGAAGCAGCAGTATCAACGTGGGTGCGATAAGCAACTGCCTTAAATATAACAATGCCTTCTTTTTCTTCATTCGTGATGAGCTCTGTAAGTATTGAGCCGTCTGGGTAGGTTTCATAGAACTTGTGTATCCTCGTATCTACATCTTCATAGTTTGCTAAATTAAACATCTAGGGTTTCTCCTTTTGCATAGTCAATTTGTTCTTTCAAAGTCCAGATAGTGCCATCAGGCCATGCCTGAACTTCATTAGCACAAGATTGGCAGTAATGCCTGACAACTAACTTGCCATATCGCTTGCTTGTTATTTGCCAGGTGGCTTGCTTTTGTCCAAGTAAACTGCTAGTGCCATGGCGATACTTGCAGTAATCACACCAAATGCCTTTTGGTGATCTAGAAAGCATCCAAATCATTCCAATCTTTGACGGCAAGCTCTCCGGCAATTGCGAAATAGGCAACGGCATCAAGCCAACTATCAACATTTCTTTTAGTTTCCATGATTCGTGCAAGTTTGACCAATGCCATACAGATTGCAACATCCATCGGTTCAACTGGGCGTTCAAAATAGGCTTGCCACAACTTTGCCGTTCTAAGCATTGTCGTGTCGTAATGACCATGCGTTGCCCCTCTATTCGTAATCGTTGTCGCTGCATTAGTCAATATGTCTTTCGCTCGCAACTGCTTTGCCCCGTCTGTATCCATCTGCCCAGCCTTCCTTGTAGCCCTTCTCCTTAATGAATACACCGATTGTGTATGCACCTAATACAAATAAAAAGCAATATAGTGCTAATTCAACTAAGCGAATATCATTCAACATCTGCGCTCACCCCATGTACATCAAGAAAATAAGCAGCCAAAACCTCGCGACTAATCCTGCCGCGTTGTTGGCTCATGCCTAGTTTTTTCTTTGCGTAATCGCGTATAAATGAAGCTCGCACAAAGTGCTTGCCATCGGTATACGCACCCGATTTACGATCATATCTAATCGTCATGCCCTAAACCCCTTTCAAATAGGATTTCAAATCCTATTTTGAAGGGTCTATATGCTATTTGTCAATCAGCGACACGCCATCAAAGTTATCCATGTGATCATCAATCGTTCTATGGATTGGGAAGATGTCCTCAACCATAACGCTTGCCTTCAACCAAGAAACTGCCATCTTTTTCTATTGGTATGGCTACTGGCTGAACACGCTTTCTGTCTATGTAGATTATGCCAAACCCTTTTTGCCAATTAAATGTTCCGCGTGTGTAATAGGCTTGGCTCTCATCCATCAAATGCCCAACCTCAAAGCCTGTCAAAACACCCCTTAAAACGCCCCCAGATGCCGTTGTAAAGCTTGATATACCCTGTCTGTGGGTATGACCACAAACCACCGATAAACCATGCCTCTTAGCCGATTCTAGGGCCGTTAAACCCCCTTGTGGCTTGATAGCCTGCTCATCGCCATGAACCATTACCCAGCCATCATGGAACTGATATGGCTTGCTATGGTAGGTGATGCCTAAATCATCCAGGTGTAGAAACTTCTCAATGGTCAATTCAGGCAGACCAATAAGCCCTGGCAAGCGCTTGCTTAGTGAGTTGTAAAGTCTTGCCCCGTGATTGCTTCGGCTGAGATGTCGTACTTGAAGCTCGGCGAGAACTCGGACAGTTTCATCACGATCTCTACCAATGCTTCCCGACCACTCATCCCTACCGGTTGACCATCGGCTAATTGTTTGGAAGTCAATTTCATCGCCCACACATAGAACGTCATCAGGCTTGTACTTTCTGATGAACTGGGCAACATTTTTAACAGCTTTCTTATCGTGGAATGGAACTTGTAGATCAGAGATAACTACAATTCGCTTAATCTTCATCCTCATCTTCATCTTCATATGGAGAATGATTAGGATTCTGTATTACCCAATCGGGTAAACGCAACTGTTCTTCAATGTACCAGCGCGCCCTATCTTCACCATATCCAGCGCGAACTAATGCCTCAAAACATTCAACAATTGATGCAGCCCAAATATCAATGGGTCGCAGAATGTCTGTTGATGCTTTGCGCGCAGCCGCTTCTTTGCGCTTGCGTTTAGCGGCTTGTTCGCTTTTTGAGATTCTTTTTGCGCTCATGAGTAAGCAATTCTAGAACCATTGATTCAAGTTTATCTATGCGCGACACGATATTTGATGCTTCAAGTATTGAAGGCACTTCATGTCGGATAATGTATCTAAGCCCACCGACAATAAGCGCACAGCAAGAAAGGATGGCAGCTACAAAGCCTGCCCATTCAGCCGGGCTCAACGCCGACCAAACGCCGTATCGTTAGGGTTTAACCAACGTAGGATAACTGGAAGGCTTGCTACTAACGCTGCATTGACAATTGCAGGTGCATCCCAACCTACTGCCAAATAAGTTGCTATTCCGGCGGCTAAGAAGCTTCTTGCCCAACTTGCTGCTACTGCTTTTGCTTGCTCCATTTAAGGGCTCTCCTGTCAATATAGGGATTTGAAACATACTGCCATCTGTATCGCCCTTAGCAGCAAAGCTAACATGTATATGTGTCTTATGTGGATTTATGCCTGTGTATTTTCTCCACTTATAGTTCTTCTTCCAACTGGCAATTTTAC